ACCTGTTTTAATGTGTGCACATTCGTGATATGCAACTTCTTTTTCTTCTATATCGTTTTCGATTTTATCTGTATCAATAGCAATACTTCCATCCGGCAAGGCTATTCCTTTAGCATTGCTTTCCATAGGAAAGTAGTACACATCAATACCATTTCTGTCTATTTCTCTATATACCTCGGTAAGTGTCATATTATCCCTTTATTCGTTATTCTTTTCCTGTGACTTTCTAAACTTAATAAAATTGATAACATCCTTAACTACTTCATCAGATTCACCCTCTAACTCTTGATATGCAGCATATTGAATACTGCTGGTGTCTATTGTAGTTTGTGAAGTAGTATCGTCAGTAGTGTCATCACCAGTGATTAAGACAACAGGATTTAGCTTTAATGCTTTAGCTAATAAAGCAATCTTATCTCTTTTCATATTGGAGATGTAACCATCTTCCCATTTTTTAACTGTACTTTTACTTACTCCAACGATTTTGCCAACTTCTTCAAGAGTAAGTCCTAGTTCTTTTCTTCTATCACTTATTAATTTACTTATTTCCATAGTCATTTACCTTTACCATATTTAAATATGTCATCTGACAATTTGATTATATAATAGAAGTTTCAAAAAAGCAACTATTTTTTCAAAAATTAATAAAAAAGTTTCCTTTAGGGGTTGACAAGGCAATTTATTTTGCTATAATAAAAGTATCCTAAAGGAAACAGAAAGGAGTGTGACACAATGAACATAGCAAACTTGAAAGCAGAAATTGCTAGAAAGAATTTATCTGTTCCTCAGTTGGCAAAGCTTATTAATATGGATAAAAAGACTATGTATTCTCGTATCAATGGGCATACCGACTTCAAACAGTCAGAAATTGCCTTAATTTCAAAGGTTCTTGAATTAAATCAAGATGAAATTATGTCAATTTTTTTTGCTGATATGGTTTCCTAAAAGAAACATTGTTATCAACTTTATAATTACCCACAAGTAATTATACCAAATCAACTGTCCCATAATTGGGACTTATGAAAGTAGGTGAGAAATTTGGAACTAGTCGGGATAATATTGCTTGTATTAGTTATTGTACTGATTGCAAGTTTTATAACTGCAAAAATAATAGCCGTCCATTTCTTTAAGATAATAGACGACTTTTTGACAAGTTATGAAAATAATATTATGGATTTGATTCGTTGGGCAAAGGAGAAAGACAAACATCAATAAAGGATTCTCCTAGTGGAGTGATTTGTGCATATCCTTTATTGAATGCTAACTTATTATTTTCTCCTTTGCAGTGATTAATTTTATCAAATTCTTCCTTTAAGCATTTGTAATATTGTGTTTCAAAAAATGGTTTATAGTAATCATCATTTGATAAATGCCCACTATATATAGTTTCTATTAAACCTAATCTACTAAGAGATGATATTGAAACATTTTGTAAATCTATATCATCACAGTTTGGATTACTAATAAATAGGTATGAAGTAATCAATTTACTGCGATTTTTATCATCAACAATTTTTAATTGTAGAATAGGATATTGAATTTTAGTTTGAAAAAGTTTGAGATTTTGAGCATCTAATGGTGACATTTGTTTGATAATTTCTGCAAATGAAGGATGAACTTTAGTGGCCATACGATTATCCATTGAATTCACAATTAATTTTTCAAACATGTTTCTGATTTCTCTTTCATCAAGGTAATACTTTGAAGTATCAAGTGCCGGCAAGATGATAGATTCTTTAGGTTCTATTTGATTTTCTTCAGGAATATTATCAACACTATCGGCTAGGGTCTTTTTAAATTCTTCAAGATTCTTTTTACGGATAAGCCTACTTTTTTCAGCTTTTTCATGAAGACCACCAAAACATAAATCGCATAGGTCTCCTAAAGCAGTACCAAAAGACTTGCAAGGTGGATTAGTAAGATTTTTAGCTTGTTCAGTATTAAGAATATTAGAAACAGGGTCAATATTAGGAATATCATTTTTTGACATAATATCTTCCTTCCTTTTAAACATTTCTCTTGCATTTTATAACTTTTTGATGAAAATTACAAGAATTTTGAAAAGTTTTATTGAAAATGTGAAAAAATTAAAAGAATAGGACAATCAAGGCACAACATAACTTTTAGTGAGGTGATGAAATGGCAAAAGAGTTATCTTATAGGGTATGGGTTAATGATGGTGGTAAGCAAGTGTTATGGGCAGAAAAGGACCACAACGGCAACAAGACCAATCATCTAACCAAAGAACAAGAACAACGCTACATAAGTGGCATATGTTCAAGAATAAGTCAGGGTATGACTGACTATGTGAATAACCATCCTGATTCAGCACTACTGAATTAGGCAAAAGAAAGGAAGTGAAAAAAGTGGGAAGTTTCACTATTGCAGTTATCATTCTAGCATTTGTACTTCTAGTCCTAGGTGTTATAGGTTGTCTGAATAAGGCTCACACAGATAATACCAAGTGGCTACAGAATAGCTGGAACGAAGTGATGAACGAACAGAGGCACTTGCTAGAGATGATTAAGGAAAGTCAAAATCAGATAGCAAGACTGCTGAGAAAGTTGGAGAGTGAAGATGAAAGAAAAGATTAAGGCAGTAGGACTGGCAGTATCAATAGTGGTTACAATCATTGTTTCCTTAGTGCTACATATCAATCTAATGTCTAAGCATGGTGGTTTCTTACTTCTTCCGTTTCTCTACTTTGGTATGGTCTATGTTTTGCCACGCATATTGTCTTATATTATGGACAATTTTAAGGTTGCGTACAGTAGGGAAAACCTTTGTATCACTAAGGATGATTTCCAAACAAGGTGTTTTGAAGAGACACTAGGAACAAAACCAGAAGAAGTTGAACACATTGTTGAGGGTGAAGAAGTATGAACCAAAACAAAAGAAAAAGCCACTAAGAAATTGCAGTTTCTTAGTGACCTGAAAGGTGTTCCTATTACGGAACATATTAAAGTAAACTAATTTCATTTTAGAGAAAAATTTCTAAAATGTCAAGTGTATAAGTGAAAGGAATAGTAAAAATGAAAACTTCCAAGATTACAATAAAATCTCTGTTTGGTATCTCAGAACAACAGATTAATGGCAATAGCATTGAAATTACAGGACAAAAGGGTGCAGGTAAGACATCTGTTTTGGATGCCATTAGGTATTGTCTTACCAACCGTTCCAATCGTGATTGGATTATCAAAGAAGGTGAGAATGAAGGTGAAATCATTGTTGAAACAGACAGTGGTTTAACTATTGACAGAAAGGCTAGAACCAACAAGGCTGATTCCATTAACATTAACGAAAATGGTAACAGAATAACAAAGCCCGAAACTTTCCTAAAGTCCATTATCACACCTCTACAACTTAATCCTGTAGAGTTTACTCAGATGACAAAGCAAGAACAGAACAGAGCTATCCTTGATTTAATAGACTTTAAATGGGATATGAATTGGATTAAGGAACAGTTTGGAGAAATTCCACAAGGTGTTGACTATGAACAGAATATTCTCCAAATTCTTAATGATATTCAATCAGAGAATGGTGTGTACTTTCAGAGTAGGCAAGATATTAACCGAGAAATTCGCAATAAGAAAGCCTTTGTTGAGGATATTGCTAAGGACATTCCATCTGATTACCAAGCTGAAAAATGGAAGAATTATGACCTGTCATCAAAGTATGAAGAACTAATGAAAATTAGGGATAGAAACAACAAGATTGAAAGAGCAAGAGCCTTTAAGGATAGTTATGATAACAAGTTGCGTGGTATTGAGGCTACAAGAGAAATGGAAATTTCAGGAGCAGAAAAGGTCATTGCAAATGAGAAGGACAACCTTAATTCCACAATAGCAAGACTAAAAGCAGAGATTAAGGCTTGTGAAGATAAGCTATTAACCATTAACGATAAGCTACAAGATAAGGTTAAAATTGCTAATTCTAACTATGATGTTGCAAAGGCAAAACTTGACTCAGATATTGGTGTTGCAGAACAGTTTATTTCGTTACCTATTACACCTGTTGATGATTTACAAAATGAAATCAATGAGGCTGAAAAGATGATGAAACACCTTAATGAGTATTTCCGTATGACTTCCATGCAGTCTGAAATTGCTGAATTAAAAGAGGTTTCAGAGGCTTATACTGAGAAAATTGAGTTAGCTAGGGAACTTCCCGGAGAAATTCTTGAAACTGCAACACTTCCGGTTGAGGGACTTACAGTTAAGGATGGTATTCCACTTATTAATGGATTGCCAATCTCTAACCGTTCTGACGGTGAGTTACTTGAATTATGTGTTGATATTGCAATACATAACCCTAGTGGTCTTCAAATCATTCTTATTGACGGTGCAGAGAAACTGGATGATATTAGCCGTAAAAAGCTATATGAAAAGTGTAAGGATAAGGGATTGCAGTTTATTGCTACAAGGACAACTAATGACAGTGAGTTATTAGTAACTGAACTATAAGGAGTGATAGAAGTGAGTAAAACACATTGGAAAGCATTAACTAACCCTAACTATTTGGGCGTTTATTCCTTTAGTGATAATAAGGATATTGTAGGTACAATCAAGACTGTTAGTAATGAAGTTGTAACAGGTTCGGGTGGAAGAAAAGAAGAGTGTACTATTTGTCACTTTGTAGAGAATATTAAACCAATGATTCTTAACAAAACTAATATGAAAGCTATTCAGAAGATTGCCGGTAGTCCTTATGTAGAAGATTGGCAAGGTACAAGAATAGCCGTTTATCCTGACCCATCTATTATGTTTGGTAGAGAAAGAGTGGGTGGAATACGCATAAGAGATAAAGCTCCACAGATCAATGAACAACTACCTAAATGTGAAATCTGTGGAAATGAAATTCATCCGGCAGGTAGTATGACTGCACAACAAACTGCAATTTATACTAAGAAAAAGTACGGACAAGCACTATGTGCCGATTGTGCTACAAATAAAGCAAAGGAGATTAAGGAAAATGCTTAATAATGAAAACTATTTCAGTATTGAAAATCAAATGAAGTATATGGGTGTATCACAGTTTAAATCTTTTGAAGAATGCCAAGCCTCTGCTCTTGCAGAGGTTACAGGCAATTATCAGAGAGAACAGACAGCTTCTCTTCTTGTAGGTTCTTATGTTGATGCACATTTTGAAGGTACACTTGATATTTTTAAGGCAAAGAACCCAGAGATATTCACTAAAAAGGGTGACCTTAAGGCTGATTATCGTAAGGCTAATGAAATTATAAACAGAGTAGAACAAGATGAATTGTTTATGAAGTTTATGAGTGGTGACAAACAGATTATTATGACCGGTGAAATTGAGGGTGTACCGGTTAAAATCAAGATTGACAGTTACCATCCTGACAGTATGATTGTTGATTTAAAGTGTATGAAAGACTTTAAACCGATCTATGTAGAGGAGAGAGGCAGACTTAATTGGATTGAGGCATGGAGATATGACTTGCAAGGTGCAGTATATCAAGAGGTTGTAAGGCAGAATACAGGCAAACAGTTACCATTCTTTATTGCAGCAGTAACCAAAGAAACAGTACCTGACCTTGCAGTAATTGAAGTGCCACAAAGCTACCTTGATATTGAATTGAAGAATTTTAAGGATAAAGTGCAATTTTATGACGGTATCAAGAAAGGTGTTTTTGAACCTGAAAGATGTGAGCATTGTGATTATTGCAAGGAAACCAAGGTACTTAAAAATCCAATAAGTTTGGAGGAACTGGAATTTGAATAATATAGTTTTAGCAGGTAGATTGACTAAAGCCCCGGAATTAAAAGCAACTAATTCCGGGGTTGATGTGCTACCTTTTACAATAGCAGTAAACAGAGCATATGCAAAGAGTAATGATGAAGTAACTGCTGATTTTATTCCTTGTATTGCGTGGAGAAAAACAGCAACCTTTATTAGTAAGTATTTTAATAAAGGTGATGGTATTGTTATAAAAGGCAGATTAGAAACAAGAAAATGGGTAGATAATAACGGTAATAATCGAGTGTCTTATGAAGTGATAGTAGAAAATACAGAGTTTCCACAGGGCAAAAGTAAAAATAATACTACTGCTACAAACACGCCAATACCAAGTATGGCAGATGATTTACCGGTTGATGATGATCTGCCTTTTTAGAGGTGATTTTATGACTATACAAATTGATACTAGAGATAAGTCAAAAGCTATAAAACAAATTGTTTCCACATTTAATAAAGAGAATGTTAAATACTTCCGTTCAAAGTTATTTATAGGTGACTATATGAGAATGGACAATCCTTTTCTTGTAGTTGACCGTAAGCAGAATTTATTAGAAGTGTGTAACAATGTGTGCCAAGACCATAAACGCTTTATAGCAGAGCTAAAGAGAGCAAAAGAGTATGGAATACATATAGTGTTTTTAGTGGAACATGGAGAAAATATAGGCAAACTGGAAGATGTTAGAGAATGGGTTAATCCAAGACTTGAAAAAAGTCCTCTTGCTCTTTCCGGTGAACAACTATATAAGAAGTTATCTATTATCAGCAATACATTTGATACTGAATTTGTGTTCTGTAATAAGCAAGATACAGGACATAGAATAATTGAAATATTAGGTGAGAGTAATGGCAAATCCTAAACTTGAAGACGGTTACATAAGAATAGCAAATGAACTGTATCAAGCCTTATTTAAGGTTAATTTAAACGGTTCTGAATTAAGGATAGTTCATTTCATTTTGTATCAAACTTATGGTTACAACAAGAAAACAAGGAAACTCTCTGCCACTTACATATCAGACGGTACAGGTATTCCACTAAAGACTGTTAGAAGATGTTTAAAGTCTTTAGTGGAGTATAATGTGTTAATTTCAAGGGGTGCTGATGCCTCAGCAAAGATGTTTGGAATTAATAAAAACTATGAAAAATGGGTACTCAAAAATGGGGAGAGGGTACCCAAAATTGAGGATACCCAAAAATGGGTAGGGACTACTCAAAAATGGGTAGGGGGTACTCAAAAACGAGTAGAGGGTACTCAAAATTGGGCAGATAGGGTACCCAAAAATGAGTACGGGGGGTACTCAAATTTGGGCACAAAGGTACTCAAAAATGAGTACCAATACAATACAGATAAAACAATACAGAATAAACATAACGTTTGTTTGTTAAGTTATAGTGAGAATGAAGGAAAACAAACAAAACCAACATTGAAAGAAATTGAACTGTATTGCAAATCACAAAAATACAGTTTTGACTATAAAAAATTCTTTGACCACTACAACTCCTATGATTGGAAGTACAAGGGCAAAGAGATAACAGACTGGAAGTCATTAGCTGACAAGTGGGAACAGATTGAGAGAAAAAACAATCCTCAGTACAGTTCATCAACCTCATATGACATTGACGAATTAGAGAACTACTCCATGTTTGATGAAGAAAGGTGAAAGTTATGGAATGCAAACATCTTGAACTTCCTTGTATGGTCAGAAGAGGAAGAGAGTGTAAGTTCAGCAAGTGTATGCTTGATAGTGGACAACAAAAAATCAAAGTTGTTAGAAAGTGTCCTTTAACTCAAAAAGAATGTGTTAGACACTGTGAGTGGTTTGATACAGACACTAACAGATGCGTTGTGTGGAAATTGGTAGGTAGCAATGAGAAGTGATGAAACAGAATTTGTACCAATGTTCAATAACAACAACCCGTATGGCTATAAGCTGAATGTAAATCATCCACTTATCAGAAAAATTTATTTGAGATACAAAGCAAAGTTAGGCATAGTACCTAGAGTTCCTTTGAGTGATTCACAAAGATTTGAATTTGAAGAAGTAACAATAAAATACCTAAAAGAGAAAGGAATAGTAAAGTGATATGGTAAATCAGTATTTTAAGAATTGTAAAATGTGTGGGAAGAAATTTGTTACATTTAATCCAAGAGTTAAAAAGTGTGATGAATGTAAAAGTGAAGATACCATTACTCATAAATCAGATAAACAGAAAGCAGAGTCAAAGCAGTCAAGAGAACATAACCTTAACCGTACTTTGTATAACTTACATAAGTACAACGAAGAACACGGTACAAGGCTAAGCTACGGCCAGTATAGAGCTAAGCTAGAAAGTGGGGAGATTGCTATATGACAAGTGAAGATTTAAAGGTTGAAATTAAGGGTCGAGAAATAGTTATCAAAAAGCTTGATACTGCAATCAGAGCATTACAGAAAACTATTACAAGAATTAAAGCTAATCGTGAGGAACGCAAAAAGAAGGTGCTGGAATATGCATCAGAAGATGAATTGGCAGAGGCTTTTGGTTACGGAGATATTTCTGAAACTGAGTATTATACATTTCTTGATGCCTTGAGAGATGGTGTTGAAGTAATTGACAGAGAAACAAGTCCACAAGAAGTGGCATTTCATATTTTGATTAGTTGGAATTCTAGGATGATACGAGATTGTGCAGACCTAAAGTATGAAATGCAGAAACTAAAGGATGTGAAACAATGAACGCTAAAGAGTACCTTAATCGTGTCAGATTTGCTGATATAAGCATTAATACTAAGAGTGATGAATTGTATCACCTGAAGTTAAAATCATTACAAGTAAGTCCACAGAGCCAAGGTGAAAGGGTACAGAGTTCCGGTAGTGGTGGTGACTTTACAAAGATTATTGATAAGATTGTTTTATTGCAAGACAAAATCAATGAAGAAATTAACCGACTTGTAGAATTAAAGGAACAAGCCAGAACCCTTATACATAGGCTGACTGATGAACGATATAAAACAGTTTTGACAGAGTATTACCTAAATCATAAAACATGGGAGCAGGTAGCTGATTGTATGAATTATGATTTGAGATGGGTATATAGAATACATGGGAAAGCCTTGAAAGAGTTTAGCAAAGTATTAAATAGCCATTAAAAGCCACTATAGAAAGTGCTATAATGATATTATGGAAAACCGATAAAGAGATAGATAAGATTGCAAGAATGATTTTCACTTCTACTATTCCTCTTGTATAAAAATTCAGCATTGCCCACCTAAACACTTAGGTGGGTTTTGTTGTAGTGAAATTCATATATATAACCATCATATTTTATATATACTGACAATTTATTGCAAATTACAACATTTTTTGTTGAATAAGTGTATAATATAATATGAGGTGATTATTGAAATGAAAAAGGTAAGTCATAACATAAGAAAAAGATTAATAAAAGATACGAATATTCGATTATGTAAAAAGGACACTTATGTTAATATGAAATTAAAATTATGTAATTACATATATAGCAATATGAGTATTCAAGAAATAAAGAATGAAATAATTTATTTAGATTTATATAATTTTCGTGTCGATAAAATTTTATCACATATAAAAAGTATTATTGATGTAATTATGGCTGCGTTGATTGGGATTTCATCTATAATTATCGCCTGTGATAAAGATTTATTTGACATAATCACAAATGAATTACTCTGGTTTACAATATTTGTAGTATCAATTCTTTATATTTTAGATTTTGCGGATGATTTAAAACAGAAAAAATGTGATACCAACCAAAAATATTGTAAATTAAAATTAGAATGTTTAAACAAAGTCCTAAATGTTAAGCTTGAAGAACTTAATAATCCAAAACAAAAAACGGATTACAATCACAAGCATTTTAAGGTAAAAGTTTCGTCAATTAAATAAACTTCCAAAGGTTAAGCGCTGCTTAGCCTTTTTCTTTTGCATTTTAATAAAGAGAGGTGGTGGATTTGGCAAAGGGAAAATATCAAAAGTGGTTACTAAAAGAAAATTTATTATTGCTGGAGGGTTGGGCTAGAGATGGTTTAACTGATGAACAGATAGCAAAGAATATGGGTATTTCAGTTAAGACTTTATTTAACTATAAAACAAACCATTTACCGATTTTACAAGCCTTAAAAAAAGGTAAAGAAGTTGTTGACTATGAAGTTGAAAATGCTTTGCTTTCATCAGCACTAGAGGGCAATACAACGGCTCAAATATTTTGGCTTAAAAACAGACGACCTGATAAGTGGAGAGATAAGCAGAAAGAAGAAACAGACACAACGGCACTTAATAAGCTGGATAATATTTTGAAAGAGATTAAAGATGATGCACTAAGGAGTACAAAGAATGGGTTACACAAATAAGCAAAAAGAATATATTGTAAATGCTACCCATAGATGGAACATAAAGAGTGGTGCAGTTCGTTCCGGTAAAAGTTTTGTTGATGTTACTTTTATTGTACCTATGAGAATTAGGGAGAGAATAGGCAAAGACGGACTTTGCTTTATTATCGGTGTATCTAAAGAAACTATTGAGAGAAATGTACTTCAGCCAATGAGAGAACGATATACTTCTGATGTTGTTGGAACAATCAACAGTCGCAACATTGCTAAAATCTGTGGTGAAGATGTTTATTGTTTAGGTGCTGAAAAGGTTAGTCAGGTTGCAAAAATCCAAGGTGCTTCAGCTAAATATATTTATGGTGATGAAGTAGCAAAGTGGAATGAAGATGTATTCGCTATGCTAAAGTCAAGACTTGATAAGCCTTATTCATGTTTTGACGGTAGTTTAAACCCTGAACACCCTACTCACTGGCTAAAGCAGTTTATTGACAGTGATGCAGATATTTACTTGCAAGAATATACTATCTTTGATAATTCCTTTTTGTCTAAAGAATTTGTACAAAACTTGTGTAATGAGTATGAAGGTACTATCTATTATGATAGATTGATTTTAGGCAAGTGGGTTCGTGCCGAAGGTGCTATTTACCGTAAATTTGCCGACAATCCAAAAGCGTATTACTGTAAATTAGTTGATAGAATTGACCCTGATTTACCATATAAGCAGATACTAAAAAGCTCTTTACAAGAAGTAACAATCGGTATTGACTTTGGTGGTAATAAGTCAGGTCATGCGTTTGTTGCTACCGGTACAACTGATAATTACAGTGAGCTGGTGGCAATTAGAAGTAAAAGGCACTTTGGAGAATATGATAGTAACGATTTAGACAGACTGGCAATAGAATTTGCACAGTCTGTTTTTGTTATGGTAGGAAAAGTTGATTATGTTTATTGGGATAATGCCGAAACTGTTTTAGGTAGAGGTATAAAAAGAGCCTTTGAAAAGAAATTCCCTAATGTTATCGTTAGACCGGCTAGAAAAATGCCTATACAAGACCGTATTCAATGTACATTGCGACTTATGGGAGCAGATAGGTTCTTTATTACTGATAGTTGTGGAGGCCTAAAAACGGCACTTACAGAGGCAGTATGGAACGATAAAAAGCTAAATGATGAAAGGCTAGATGATGGCTCTACCGATATTGATAGTCTTGACGGTTTTGAGTACACCTTTGAAAGAAATATGAAAAGGTTTATAAAGGTGGGATAAAATGGGACTTATAAATTTTCTGAAAGGAGTGTGGAGCAGAGTGTTTCCGACAAAGCTAAGAAGTATTAAGAATGCACTTAATATTGATATTGCTTTAACTGATGAAATGTTAAAGTCTATTGATGTGTGGCAGAACAGTTATTCAGGCAGAGCCTTGTGGCTTGATGAATATCATGTTGTCAGTTTAAGACTTGAAAAGTCCATTGTAAGAGAATTTAGCAATGTTTCTTTGTCTGAAATGACTTCAAGTGTCAGTTACAAGCCACTTGATGAAATATACAAGAAAGCAATTAGAAACCTTAACACACACTTTCAAAGAGGTTTAGCCACAGGTGCTATGATTGTAAAGCCTTTAGGTGGCAGTAAAGTTCAGTTCGTTTCTGCCAATGCCTTTATACCTGTTGAATATGATACTGACGGAAGACTAATTAAAGTTATATTTCCTGAATTTAAAAAGCTAGGTAACAAGTTCTATACTAGACTTGAATACCACGACCTAGATAAAGACAAGGGACTGACAATTACTAATTCTGCCTATGTGTCTGACAGTGAAAGTACATTAGGCAATAAGATACCATTAAGCAGTATTGAAGAATGGGCAGACCTAGAAGAAAGTATCACATATCCCACAATGAATAAAACTGCTTTTGGCTATTATCGTAACCCAATCGATAATGATATTGACGGCTCTATGACTCCTATTTCTATATTTGATTCAGCATTGCCAATTATTCAGAAAGCAGATATTCAGTTCGGTAGGCTTGATTGGGAGTTTGAAAGTGGAGAAAGAGCTATACATATTGATGAATCAGCACTAAAAGGTAATAGAGTAGCAAAGTTAAATAAAAGGTTATATCGTAGTGTTGACCTTGATGATAATGAGGGAATTCTACAGGACTATTCACCGACAATAAGACAAGCCGATATAAAGGCAGGACTAGAGGCATACAAAAGAGAAATTGAGTTTTCTGTTGGTCTTGCTTATGGTGACTTGTCCGATCCGGCAACAGTTGCAAAAACTGCAACGGAAATTAAGTCGGCTAAAGACAGAAAGTATAACACAGTCAATGCAATTCAGGAGAATTTAAAGGACTGTATGGAAGACCTTGTATATGCTTTAGCTTTTTATAATTCAATGACTACAAGTGGTTACAAGTTTGTTTGTGACTTTAAGGATAGCATTAAGACAGATGAAGAAACAGAAAGAAATCACGATATACAGGACCTTAATCTAGGTATCTTAAGACCTGAGGAATACAGAGCAAAGTGGATGGGTGAAGACATTGACACAGCTTTACAGAACCTACCACAAAAAGCTGAGGTGATAGAATGAGTAATTCAATTATTATTACAACAATTATTTGTGTTACAGTTATTGTACTGGCTTTTATAGGTAAAGATTAATGCAAATTACTGAGAAGGATATAGAGTCTGTTCCTCAGCCTATTGTGAGCCTTTTTAATGACCTGGAACAAACTATTATGCTTGACATTATTAGACGGTTACAGGCTAATAATAAGGTGATTACAAGGTCAGCAGATTGGCAAATTAACAGACTTTATGAATTGGGAAAAAGTAAAGAAGAAATAAAGAGTTATATCAAGAACACCTTGAACCTATCTGATGAACAGATAGACAAGGTGTTTTCTAATGTTATAAAAAGTGGTTATGCAAGAGATAAAAGCCTTTATGAAACAGTAGGTAAAAGTTTCATACCATATGAAGATAACTTACAACTTCAACAACTTGTTACATCAATGATAATTCAGACCAAAGGTGAACTAAAGAACATTACCGGTTCTTTAGGCTTTGCACTTAGAGAGCCTAACTCAACTAAGCTAACCTATACACCACTTACAGACTACTACCAAAGCACTCTTGACAAGGCAATAACTCAAATTGCTACAGGTGCATTTGACTACAATACTGTACTGAGAAATACAGTAAAAGAAATGACTAACTCAGGACTAAGGTACATTGACTATGACAGTGGTTACAGCAGTAGAGTATCGGTAGCAGTAAGGAGAGCAGTCCTTACAGGTTACAATCAGGTAGTGGCAAATATCAATGAGAGTAATGCAGAAAAACTTGAAACAAACTATTTTGAAACTACCTATCATAGTGGGGCAAGACCTACCCACCAACCTTGGCATGGTAGGGTTTATAGCAAGGAAGAATTGGTTTCAGTTTGTGGACTAGGTACAGTAACAGGGCTTTGTGGTGCTAACTGTTATCACAACTATTATCCATTTATTAAAGGTGTATCAGAAAGGACTTATACAGATGAAGAACTAGACCGAATGAACCAAGAAGATAATGAGAAAAGAGAGTTCAGAGGTAAAAGCTACACAAAGTATGAGGCTCTGCAAAGACAAAGAAAACTAGAAACCATAATGAGAGCAGAAAGGCAAGAGATTAAACTGCTTACAGAGGGTGGTGCCGGTGATGATGACATAATGTCAGCTAATGCAAGGTACAACAAAACCTCAGACGAATATGCAAGACTTTCAAAGGCTATGAACCTACCACAACAAAGACAAAGAATAAATATTGACGGACTGGGAAACATAGGTGCTAAGCTAGATAAAAGTAATAAGGTGGCTAAGAGTAACGGTACAAAGACTATTGAAAATGGTGTACATAAACTTTCTGATTCCGGTGACAACACCAACTTTGAAAAAACTATACAAAACAGTAAATCAAATATTGAAAAAAGTAACGATAGTGGTATAATAGAATTTGAAAAAGGTGTAACTAAAGATGTTAAGAAAATCTTTAATACTGAATATGAGAATATGCAACAGAAGTTTGGAAACATATCTACTATATCTTCTGTTGGTGTTCTTAGTGATAGTAATTTGAGTACATATGGCTCATACAATGATAATTCAAGAGAATTAGTGTTAAGATTTGCTAATAAGAAAAGTTTTGTATCAGAACACACTAAAAAAGCAAAGAAAATGAACAAGTCCGGTGAATGGTCAACTGCACATTATTTACACGCTATAAGGCACGAAATAGGTCATGCAATTCAGCTTGAACATAAACTGAATGACCCATTGTGGAATGAAAAATTAAAAGCAATACAGGATATAATGCGTTCATTACCTGAATATGATAACAATAAATTTAAAGGTAAATATACCGTATCAAAATATGCTATGCAAGATATAAATGAATTTATATCTGAATGTATTGCAGAAAGTATGAATAAGAAGGCAAAATACACATCTAAGCAAGTTGCAAATATCATTAAGGGGGATAAATAATTATGACTGAGATATTTAATAAGTATATAAAATGGTCTCATTTGGATAATACTTGTCATAGACGGCTAAATAAAGATGCCCCGGAATACATTAAAGATGAAGTAAGAAAACTTGATGATGAGTATTATAAAAAAACAGGAAGGCATAAAATGATTGTTGATTATGATGATGAATAACGATTGTCTAGACTATTAGTTTTTATACTTTTTATGTTTCGTGACAAAATACTGTTACTTAAGCACTTTACATTTTGTAAGGTGCTTTTTTTATACCCAAAATTACAAATATTGACCGTTCCTAAGTCGTTAAACTAAGGATAGAAAGAGGTGCTACCTCGTTAAAAAGCGTATCGAAAGGAGCTATTATGCAAAGAAAATTTTTAGAAGATTTAGGACTTGATAAGGATAATATTGATAAAGTTCTGAATCAGTACAACCAGGATTTAGAAAAGGCTAAACAACCACTAATTGTGGAAAGAGATAGCCTAAAGGACCAGCTAGAGACTGCACAAGATGCACTAAAAGAATTTGATGGGGTTGATGTCAAAGACTTACAAGGTAAAATTGATAGTCTTAACACAGAACTTGCAAACAAGGACAAAGAGTACAAGGATAAAATTGCAGATATGGAGTTTACTTCTGTACTTGATACGGCTTTATCAAAAAGTGGTGCAAAGAACAGTAAAGCTGTTAAGGCTTTGCTTGACCTTGACAACCTTAAAACATCAAAAAATCAAGCAGAAGATATTGAAAAGGCTATCAAGGATGTAAAGACAGAAAATGACTACATGTTCAAGTCAGATGAGCCTTTCAAAAATCCGGTAAAGAACACCGGTAACACAAATATTAAACCTGAATCAATGTCAGCCATTAGGTCTGCTATGGGTTTAGGTGAACCAAAAGAAAATAATTAATTAAGAAAAGAGGTTTTATTTTATGGCAAATACTATTGAATTAGCAAAATCCTATGTGCCACTTCTTGATGAAGTGTATAAGAATTCTGCACTCACTTCTGAGCTGGACGGTGCATCAGAACTAGCACAAGCCGGTGCTAATGCTAACGAACTGATTATTCCAATGATTGAAATGGACGGTCTTGCTAACTATGACCGTAACAGTGGTTATATTAACGGTGATGTAACTATTAAGAATCAGACAGTAGCTTGTAACTACGATAGAGGCAGAAAGTTTACGGTTGACAGTATGGATAATATTGAAACTGCCGGTATTGCATTTGGCAGACTTGCAGGTGAGTTTATCCGTACTAAGGAAGTACCTGAACTTGATGCATTTAGATTTTCTACATACTCAGGTATCAAGGGTATTTCTTCTGCATATGGTAGCCTTTCTACAGGTGACAGTATTATCAAGGCCCTTCGTACTGCTACTGCAAAGATGGATGATGACGAAGTACCTACAGATAACAGAATTCTGTACATTCGTTCAGACCTTTACGGTGTAATTGATGATATGGATACAACAAAGTCAAGAAAAGTGCTTGAAAGATTTTCTAAGATTGTTCCTGTACCATCATCAAGATTTATGACTAACATTACACTAAATGACGGTAAGACCAGTGGTCAGGAAAAAGGTGGTTATGCTAAGTCAGCAAAATCTGTTGACATTAACTTTGAGATTATCCATAAGTCAGCAGTAATCCAGTACACCAAGCACAAAGTACCTAAGATTATTGACCCTAACGCAAACCCTGATGCAGACGCATGGACTTTTGGTTATCGTAATGTTGGTATTGCTAAGGTGTATCAGAACAAAGTAGCAGGTATCTACTGTCACACAGTAACACAGAACACAGCTACTCAGTCAGTATCTGAATAAGAGGTAAAGCAGTATGATGATTTATGCAAATATGGATTTTTATAAAAATAAATATCAAGGTGCAGTCATTAATACTGCTAACCCTTATGTTTATTTCCGTAAAGCAACTAACTATATTAGGCACTATACTTGTGACAACATTGATGAGGGCGATATACCTGAACAAGTAAAAATGTGTTGTTGTGAAGTAGCTGAACTGCTTTATCATGCAGAACAAAATAGTAGTAACTATGTAACCTCTGACAAGACAGGTGATATGTCAGTTACATATGAAAGTACAGAAAGCCAAAGACAGGTTTTGTCAAAGAAAATTAAGTCTGTAATTTATATGTGGCTAAGTGGTACAGGTTTACTGTACAGAGGTGTAAAGTGATTACTAATTTTAAATGTACAATATATCATTTTAATGGGGTGGGGTACAGTAAGTTTTATGTACCCCATTGTCATTGGCAAGAGAACAAGGCAAGTAATGTTATGAAAAGTGGTTTACAGAATGCTGACAGTGTAACTGTATATATACCACTTGATAGCCTTGTAATTACTCCTAGCAGTAGCTTGTTACCGGCTAATGATGTTTTCCCAGGAATGAAGATTGTGCCTAAGAAACCCTCACAAGACCTTATTGTAAAAGGTTATTGTGACTTTGAATTTAATAATACCGACCAAAAGACAGTATCGGAAAGTATGAAAGAGCTTAACAAGTCTTTTAGTTACAACACTATTATGACAATAGACATTAAGGACTATGGTGCTAAAAGGTTACAACACATCAAGATTAGTGGAAAGTAGGTGAATGTATGATTATTAGTCAGCCACAAGATAACACAATTAACACACCTAACGGAAGTTTAAATTTTAAATGGCGTAGTGACTTTGGTTCTTTAACTGAAAAGGAATTTCAAAAGGCACAAAGGTTTGTTGACAATGAAGTTATAAGGCAGATGATACCATACACACCTATGGATACAGGCTTTCTGTTTAAGTCTGCCACAGTAGGTACAGTTATAGGTAGTGGTAAGGTTGTACAGTTAGGACCTTATGCAAGGTATTTATACTATGGTGTTGTTTATGGTCCTAATATTCCACTATACAAGAATGGTGAATTGGTAGGTTTTTACAGTCCACCAAAAAAATACCCTACCGGTAGAGAATTAAAGTATTCAACTGCTAAGCACCCTCTAGCCGGTAAAATGTGGTTTGAACGAATGAAAAAGGATAAGGAAGATGTTATCCTGAACGGTACTGCAAAAATTTTAGGTGGTAATGTGAAATGAACATAATTGAAGTAATAAAGTCAGCTTTGCAGAGTTTTCCACAAATTAATGAAGTGTGTAATGAAATCTCTATTGACTTTACAGATGACACAATTGATAGTTACGGACTATCTTCAACCGGTGATACATTGCTAAAAGAAGATATTTTAGGTAATCAGACAAGACAACATAACTTTATTCTATATGCAGTGTATCAGTCCGTTAATGACTATGACAGAATGGTAAATACAGGTGCTTTACTCTCACTTCAAATGTACCTTGAACATTTTGCAGATAATCAAGAAGTTACTGTCAAGTTGGGTGACAAAGAGTATATAGGCACTCTAACAAAGTTAACTTGTTCAAATGGTATGATTTACGAAATACCAAATGGCAATATGAATAACGGTGTGGTATATCAGTTGCAGATTATATCACAATACAAAATTGATTTTTAATGAAAGAAGGTAATATTATGGCAGAAACAAAAGCAGTAAGTGGTACACCCGGCAAGTATTCAGGTAAGCTAAAAAGAAGTTACTTAATGCACTACATTGACGCTAGTTTTGGAAGTCAGACACCTAGTTGGTTTCTAATTGGTAGAGATATTGAGGAACTATCAATGGAACTAAATCCGGAGGCAGACTCAAAGAATATTCTTGACCAAACTATTGATAATGGTTACGCACCAACTCTAGGTGTAGAAACATACTATGCAGACACAGAAGATGAAATCTTTGACAAGCTAAAAGACATTGCTATGAATAGACTTACAGGAGAAAATTGCAGAACAAAAATTCTTGAAGTGCTTATTGATAACAATGCTACTATTGATGCATCAGGTGCAGTTACAGGTGCTAGTGCTTGGGTAGAAGATTGTTTTGTAAAGCCACAGTCTTACGGTGGTGCAGGTGGTAACAATAGTGGTGTAAATATTCCTTACAATGTTTCGCTTGAAGGTAATCGTCAGAAAGGTACTGTTGCTATTACTAACAAAGTACCAACATTTACAGCAGTATAAGGAGAAGTCTAATGAACAATTTAGGTTTTGATGTTGGATATAAAGAATATTCTATTAACGGTGATGAAAGTAGAATTTTGCGTATTAACACAAGCGATATGAATGTTATCACTAGAATGAATAAAGCAGAAAAGGAGCTACAGAAGATAGCCGATAAGTGTAATAGTACTACTGCTGAAAATGCAATAGAAACACTTTCCTATTTAGATAATGAAGTAAGAAAACAGATTAATTATGTCTTTGATGGTGATGTTTCTGATATTATATTTGGTAATACTAATTGTATTAGCATTGCCGGTGGTAAGCCCATTTTTGAAAACTTCCTAGAGGCAGTACTCCCAATTATCAAAGAAGATATTTCTACAGAACAACAAGAAATCGCTGAAAAGGTACATAAGTACACATCTAAAGTAAAATGATTGGTGAACTTCCTAAAAGCCTTGAAATTGACAATGCAACATATGAAATTAATTCAGATTTCCGTGTTGCATTGTTAATATTTCAAGCATTCAATGACCCTGAACTAGACCAATATTGTAAGGCTTTAGTATGTCTGAAGTGTTTGTATAAAGAAGTACCGGCTAATACAGAACAAGCTATTAAAAATGCAATGTGGTTCCTTGATGGTGGAGATACTCCAAAATCTCAAAATCAAAGAAAAATACTTGATTGGGAACAAGATGAAAGTATAATCTTTCCGGCTATTAATAAAGTAGCCGGTTACGAAACAAGAGAAGTAAAGTACCTTCATTGGTGGACTTTTCTAGGTCTATTTAATGAAATTGGAGATGGCTTGTTTTCACAGGTAATGAACATTAGAGGTAAGAAGTCTAAAGGAAAGAAACTTGAAAAGTGGGAGAGAGAATTTTACAGTACCCACAAAGAATTAATAGACCTAAAGAGAAAAGCTACTTCACAAGATGAACAACAAGAACTAGATTTCATTAATAATATTATTTGATATGCACAAAAATGTTGTTGACACTTGGATAAATTTGTTATATTATAATGTATATACTTAATAAGTAAGGGGTAATGTACAAGTGAAGTGTCCATTTTGTGGTGCCGATAACAGAGATGATGCAGAACTATGTAGTTATTGTGGTAGTTACATTGGCAGAAAAGAAACTGAAAAAACAGTTATAAATCAAACAATTTATGTTAATAAAACAGATAGTCAACCTAGACAACAGACATATTATAATAATGCAACGCTTAGACCAAAGGTAAAGAAAAAACCATTCTATGAAAGATGGTGGTTTTGGCTCATTGTTGTTGTATTTGCGTTAAGTCTTATTAGTAGTATAGTAAATGGGAATAAACAAGTTGATTCATCAGATGATGGCTTAACTGATTCTAGTATTAGTGAAAACCATTCTGTATGGGCGAATAAAACTACTAGTATTAATGATTTCAATTATTATATAGATGGTAATGATATTATAATCAAAGAATATAAAGGTAATGATGATAAAATAAAAATTAGTAGTACATATACTATTGATGGTAAAAAGAGAAAAGTTACATCTTTTAGTGACGCTGTATTTATATTTGATTCAGTAGAAAGTGTGATACTTCCTAATGGTACTAAGCATTTGGAAGCTAATATGTTTAATAGTTGTGGTATTAAATACTTGTATATTCCAAAGACTGTAAAAAGTGTTGACGACTACTTTTGGGACTACTTTCATAATATGGAGAAAATCTACTATCAAGGTACAGAAAAGGAATGGAAAAAACTTTGTAAAGTTGATAGGTCTGAAATAGATGTAAAAGAAATTATCTACAATACTGATTCAAGCAAACTTAAATAAAAATTAGCCACTCTGTAATAGGGTGGCTTTTCTTATGCGTACATCAAGTGGTGTACGCATTTTTTATACCCATTTTTAGGAAGGAGGGGTTGTATGGCTACAGACGGTAGTATCATTTTTGACACTAAAATTGATGCAGACGGTTTTAATAAAGGCACAAAGAATATGTCCTCAAAGGCTATTGATTTAAAAAATAAGATTGCTCAGACCACAAGAGAGATTAAATCTTTAGAAGATAGTCTAAGGGAAATGTCTAATACACCTATTAGAACTAATATATCAGCCGGTATCGAAAAAGATATTACAAAAGCTAAAGAACAGTTAAAGTCCCTTTATAACAAAGCTGATGAAATAGGCAATTCTAAGCAGAAAGATTTAACAGACTTAGGACTAGGCACAGAATATCTTGACAGTATGTTAAGTAATGATAAAGAGTGGAACAAAGTCCAGCAACAAATTACTGAAACAGAAAATAAGCTGAAAGAATATGAGGCCAAGCTGAAAAGCGTTAGAAGTGCCGAGAATTCAACTACCGGTAAAGATACGGCTGAATATAAGGAAAAACAAGAGAAATTAACAAGGCTTAATGAACAACTGAATACTTATAAAGCTAGATTAGGTGAAACTGAAAGTAAAGAAAAAACTACTTCAAAGCAGACAAATATTAATACTGATATTTTAAAGAAATTTACTACTGCTATAAAAAAACTTGGTAAAAAGATGAAAACTGTTTTTAGTAATACCGTTGTTAGTGGTATTAAAAAAATTGGTAGTCATCTTAAAAACTTATTTTCTCATACTAAAAAGACCAGTAGCCAAATGGGTGGCTTTGCTAAGGCTTTAAATAGAATTAAACAAGCTATTGGTGGAATGTTACTTTATAAGGTTATCCAAGGTGGTGTTGAGGCTTTAAAGGATAGTTTAGGAGAAATGGCTAAAGAAAGTCCGGCAGTGAATAAACAATTATCAGCATTGTTGACTTCGTTTACTTATATGAAAAACAGTATTGCTACTGCTTTTTTGCCTATCTTAACAGTTGTTACCCCTATATTAACTGGTTTAATGGATACTTTAAGTAAAGCTACTAACAAGGTGGCAGAATTTTTTAGTGCCTTAACCGGTCAATCCTCGTATGTAAAGGCAGTAAAGGTTCAACAGAATTATGCCAAGAGCCTTGACACAACTACTAAAAGTACTAAAGCTAACACAAAGGCCACAATAGAAAATCAAAAAAATTTAGCCTCTTACGACCAACTTAATGTTATGGAACAGTCTAGTTCTTCAAATAACGCCAAAGACAGTAATGCTTCTAATGGAAAACAATTCAAAACTGTTGCAACACCTTTTAGTAACTTTGCTAACCAACTAAAAAAGGCAATTAGTAAAGGCAATTATGGAGCAGTTGCGAAGATACTATCAAAAAAATTGAATTCGGTGTTGTCAAGTATCGATTGGAAAAGCATAAGACAAAAAGCTAAGAATATTGCTAGTAATATTGCTGATTTCATTAATGGTGCTATAGAAGAAATTGATTGGTTCCTACTTGGCACTACGTTAGGTAATGGCTTGATGACAGCTATAGACTTTCTATACACACTCATTAAAAAGATAAAGTGGAAAAAGTTAGGGAAAAGTATTGCTAGTTTTCTTAATGGTGCAATTAAGTCTATAAACTTTATTGAAATAGCCAAACTGCTTGGTGAAAGTATCAATGGTATTTTTGAATTTGTACTTGGTTTTGCAAAAGAATTTGATTGGATTGCTTTAGGCGAAAGTATTAGAAATGCTTTAACAGAATTGTTCAATACTCTTGATGTACAGTTAGTTATTGATGCCATATCTTCTATGATTAATGGTGTTTTTACTACGGCTCTGACTATTGTTGGTGACCCTGATTTTACTGAGTTAGGTTCAAAAACTGCACAAGCATTGAAAAATATGCTAAACAAAATCAATTGGAAAAACATTTCAAAACTTTTCTTTACTCTTCTAAAAGGTGTTTTTGATTTTGCAAATGGCTTTCAGCTTGAAATTAATTGGGAGAAAGTAGGAGAGTCACTAGCCTCAACATTTAATTCTTTTTTTGGAGACAAAGGAGAGGGACACAAATTTATAACTTCCATATCTAATGCTTTTTGGGGCTTTTTAGGTGGTGCAATTACTGCACTCAAATCTTTTACCGACAACATCAATTGGGAAGAATTCGGCAATAATCTACTAAAAACAGTTAGAACTGCTGTAAAAAAGGGTGGAGACCTAGCAGCTAAGTTATTGTCGGTAGCAGGAACTATCGTTAATGAACTTTTAAAGTCTTTGAATAAAGTGTTTACAGATAGAAAAACAAGTAAAAGTATAACTGCTAGTATTAAGAAATCTTTTGATAATGTAGATTGGGCTGAAATAGTTGTTAATGCTTTTACTCTACTTGTTAATGCCTGTTCAACTCTAGTTGATGGAATTGGCGACCTCTTAGATGACCTTACGCAAGAAATGGCTGATGGTTTTAGTCATAATAAGAATAATAGTAAAATTGAAAAAGCAGTTGTAGAACTTGTAAAAGCAATAGCAAATCTTTTTATATCTATTCTCAATTTAGCACTTAAACTAATAGTTAATGTTATTCCTAATTTAGTGTTAAGTTTATTTAGACTAATAATTGAAATGGTTACTTGGCTTGGTAGTATTTTCTTAGGTGACGAATGGTATCAAACTGCCGAAGATAGTTTAAAGAAAGAGTTTCCGGTTATGGACTTTGATTGGGAAATTCCTAAGTTAGCTACCGGTACTGTTGTTCCGGCATCTCACGGTGAATTTTTAGCAATGCTTGGTGATAACAAAAGAGAAACTGAGGTTGTTTCCCCATTATCAACAATGAAACAAGCATTTTTAGAGGCTATGGCTGAGGGTAACTTTGGTGGTAATGATAAGGATATTAACCTTACCATTAATCTTGATGGTGAAGTTATATTCAAAGGAATGGTTAATAAGGACAGTGACTACCGTAAAAGGTTCGGCAAGTCTGCATTTGCATAGGTAGGTGATTTTATGGCTAATTTTGATTTTGATAAATTTAACGGTACTCTAATTTATATTGGTAAAGCAGTAAACGCAATTGAAGTCGATTATACACCATTCCCACATGACCTGATGGCTAAGGAATCATATCAATCAACACCATTACAAAGAACTGAACTAAAAGCCTATAGAGATACCAAGAATAAATTACATAGAGTTACCTCACCAAACTATAAGTCTAAAATAGTGTTTCAGACAATACCCCTCCACCTAAAACAACTAAAGTCAATCAGGAAAACACTTAACAATGCTTTTATTCACAAGCAACAAAGAAAGCTATATGTAATGTATTGGGATGAAGAATTAATGAAGTATCGTAAGATGGTTTGTTATATGCCTGATATTACATACACAACAAAAGTTATTAAGGGTACAGATATAGAGTACAAAGCTCTTGAACTTACCTTTATTGAGTATTGAGGTGATGTAATGATTACAGTAGATAGCAAAATCAAGAACCATATTATTAATGACCTTGTGGAAAATACAGTTGAAATTCTTTTTCCTAATAACTCAGATATAGCAACAATCACAATGGATAATATTGTTGAAGAAAGTATGACCCTCAAACAGTCAATATGCAGTGAAAGTACATTGAAGTTTGGGGGTTGCATAGCCTCTGAGTTCAATATTTCAGTTTGTGATACTGATGACAGAACTTTTGGCAACAACATTAAGGGTAAATGGATATTTGTTAGATTAACTCAGAGTTATCTAGGTGACTACATCTATCCGTCAAGTACTCTGTACCCATCAGCTAAAATCTATCCCGGTAGGCAAGTACAAGAAAGAACATGGGATTTGTTCTGTGGTTATGTTGATAAATTTCAGTGTGATGGAGATGATAAACACATTTATAAACTTACTGCATATGACTATATGGCAAAGCTGAACCAAAAGGATGGAACAAAAAGTTTATTCGAGGAATGGCAGAATGCTACATTCAGACCACTAGGAACTGTAATGTCTGACTTTATTAACTTAACTTATCATCCATCAGTAAGTGAAACATCAGGTATTTTAACAAACACTTTTAGTACCAATGGAGTTAATTACAAAATATATAATTTTAAAACTAGGAATGGTCATTGGTTATTGGATAAGAACAATCTAGTAACATCCGGTAGCGTACTAAGGGATTGTTGTGAAATGATAGGTGTATTTGGTTTTATATCTCCTTTTTCTGATGCATTAGAGAAGAAAGGCGATACTGTAAAAGGCAATTTTGGGTTGGTTTATATATCACCTACAGACTCACCTGAAGTATATGACTTTTATGAGGATTTAAGCTATGAGGATTACATAGTGAAGGGCTATACTGATTTTAAATGGAAGTATGGTGGAAATCTTGACGGAAAGACAACCGAAAAAGAAACTACATTTAGACCGGGCAATACGGAAATACCGGACAATGAAACAAAAGTATATGACTTAACGAAAAATGTAATTTGTTGGCAGAATGAAGATATGAATACATCTAATTGGCATATACTTAATGACTTGTACAATTACAAGAATAATAAAGGTGACCCTAGTGACATTACAAAAAGGTTCTATAACTGTAGTTACACCCCATTCACTGCCACAACAGATGGCAGACCTTGGGTACAGGTTGGGGACAATGTACAGTTTAATGTGTATGAAACTGATGTAAACGGTGCTCCATTATACGAAAACGGTAAACAGAAAATGACAGTAGTTAGCAGTGTAATCCTGTCAAGAACCCTTAGTGGTATTCAAGCCTTGACAGATACATTAGAGGCGAAAGGAGAATTATAATGAGCTATAAAAAAGTAGGTTGGGAAGATGCCCCATCATCAAACACACCAATTTTATCGGTAAGTTTGAATCAGATGGACGACGGTATTGAAAAAGCAAACAAAGGCATAGTCTTTAGCTACTCTGCAACCTTCACTTCTGATGGTGTGCTAAAGAACACAACATCAACGGAAGCATTAGGTGCAGGAAGTTTTGCGACAAATCAGACAGATATTGTAACAGCATTTGTTGCAGATAATGTTACAAAAATTAATAATGGTGCTTTTAGTGGATGTACCTCACTAAAGACAATTTATATTGATAACGTTGGAAATGTTCAAATTGTAAGTGGTGCAGTACCTGACGGTGTTAGTATTGTTTACTCAAATGATGATAACTTCATCAATGTAAATGAACTATTAGCAAGTGCTATTAAGTCGCTGAAGAAGCAAGTAAATGCAGATAAGTCTGATTGGAAAAATAGAGCAACTAGTATTGAAGAACAAGCCTCATCAGATAAATCAGAACTTTCACAGGCAATTCAAGGTGTGAAAGAGTCAGCGCTTGAAGAATTTGCAAATGTAAAAGCTGATGTATCTACGAATGAAAAAAGCATTGAAAGTTTAAAGGATGATAAGCTTGATAAAGCTGATTTTAATAGCTATAAAACTAGTAATGATAATGCAGTTAATAGCAAAGTGGATACTACTGATTTTAGCACTTATAAAACTGCAACAGATAAAGCAATTGCAGACAACACAAAATCTATCAAAGCTAATACTACTGCTATTGATAAGTGTGTTACAGATATTGCAATTAACTCAGCTTTAATCAATGAAAATTCAATTAAAGCCACAACAGATAAGTTAACTAGCATTGTGCTTAATGACAGTAGTGATTGTAACATTGTTAATTTAGTCCTATACGGTAAATCTACACAAAGTGCAGTACCATCACCAACAAATCCTGTTGATATTAATAATATTAACAATCCGAGTATCACTTTTTCAAATGATAGTGATAGTCAAAGTATTAATATTCAATGCACATTAAGAGGTATAGGAAATGTGTGTGATACTTTAACAGTAAAAAGCAATGGTACAGGCTACATAACACAAAGATTATTTGCAGAAAGAATCACATCACAGAGAAAGCCAACCAGCTACGAATGGAATTATTCAAAAGCAACCCATAGATTTTTCAGAAACGACTATTCATATTCATTTGATGTGAAAGACAACAAGCCTTTAATTTTGTGTAGTCACCTTGATGTAGGAGAAAATGAAAAGAATACTGATTTTGATAATTCAATAGGTTGGATAAATGTTGTTGGTGTTGGAATTGCAATCAGAATGACTGAATTTGATGGTGATATTGCAAAATTTAAAAAGTGGCTTGATGACAATGAAGTGTATGTTGTAGCACCACG